AGACGTACAATTATTTAGCAAATATAATTAAAAAAAACTTTCTGGTGGTTTTATTTGTTGATTTATGTGTTTTTTCTCACCATTTGTTAAGTTTTTAGGTTTATACCCTTTATATCTAGGATCGTCAATATCCATCTTTCCCTTAGTTTTAAACTGTCTAATTTTACCTTTATCATTTAAATACGACAATTGCTTTTTGTTATATTGTTTTCTAACTGTGATGCGAGAACAACCAGTAATTAAAGCCATTTCGGAAATAGGTATTAATAATCTGTTATCTAAGATAAATTGTATTTGATCTTTAGTTAAGTCCTTTGATCTCATATTAATAATTTTTATACTTATTAATAATTTTAAATGGTATTACTAAATTATTATGATCAATATTTTTGATCTTATCATAAACACAGTCTATTTTACTTGGATCATTGTCTCTGACATCTCTAAACCACCTGTTAAATATATTCCTTCTTTCAATGTTTGTTAATTGATCTATCATGTGTAATTTTTTTTAATTAGTACAAAATTTTCAGAACCCCTATTGTCTATTATTGGGTTGAAAGACTTCCACCTTGAATTAATACTGATATTGACACATTGCTTACATATTCCTCGCCATCCAGTTTTATTTCTTGGCTCTTTACTAAAGAATTTTAAATTACTAGGCTTTACTAATTTACACTTAGAGCATTCATGCTCCGTTGATTCTTCTGTACTCATATATTTAATTTAAGATGTTATTAAATTGTTCTTCAAATTGCTCTAAATCATCATTTGATCCGTCTTGAGAGGCTTTTGACACATATTGAGCAACTAAGTCGTTTAGGCTAACAATTAAAGATATAAGAGATTTGTCTGCATTTCTAATCTTTCTACGAAGTTTAGCTAATTGCTTTGCGTGATTTTTCTCTAATATCTTTAGCCTTTTTTTAAAATAATCAGGATCACTAGTATTTTCTACACATTCAATCGGTATAGCATATACTAGTTTCTCTTCTGACTTGTCCTCTGGAATTTCAACATATACAGTGCTCGCTTCTCCATCTATCATTACAATCGTAGTTATCTTCTCTGCTAATAATGCAGCAATAGATCTTCTTTGATTCATGTTTTTGTAAAACTTTCTCGCCTTAAATAAATCTCTTATTTCACCGTATCTTTTAAGTAGTATTTCATCTCCTATTTTCATTAAAGCATTTTTAATATTAAAAAAACAGTTTCTTCAGTATTCTTATTTATAGAATACCTTACGTTTTTACCTTCTCTTCTATATTTAACTAATTTTAAATCTCTCATTTTTGCAAGAAACTGAGAACATACTGTTTGTTCAATTCTAAGATTGCAATACAGCTCTGTAACTGTTTGAGGAGTTTGTGACAGCCTTAAGTACATAGATCTTATAGTAGGATGAGATAAAGCTTTGCCTATCATCTCCATTCTTTTAATCTTTCTTCTTTTTAAAAATACATCGTCTACTGTGTTATATTGTATCATTTATTTTTTTTTAATTCACTTAAATAATTTCCAGTAGCAATCATACTCTCTTTTCTACTGATCTTTGCATCTAATATAGCCTCTTTATAGGCATCTAATCTTCTTTTGTATTCTACAATCCACTCTGGATCTCTTAATACTTTTTTAATAATAATCCTATCTAATGTTCCAAACTCATCATACTCATCTCCTACCATGTAGTCATTCTCGTTAAGAGTAAATACTAAATATGCCACAGGCTTGTCGAATAATACCATGTAAGACTGCATTTGGTGGTAGTATTCTTTTTGTGCTGCATCTAAATTTGGATCACCAGTTGTCCTTTCAGTTAACTCAAATGATCTTTGCTTATCAAATGTAAATGCATCATAAGGATTTTTGATATCTATAATAGCATCAATTTCATCGCACACTATGTCTGGAGTTCCCCTTAGTAATAAATCATAGTCAGTCTTAGTATCTTCACACTTCTTAAAGTTTCTTCCTGTAACAGAATTTAACTGAGTAATACTAAATGGCTCGTTTGCTATTCCATGATTTGTGAACTTATTATTAGTGTTTTTTTCTATTCTGTATGACTGAGCAGTAAGAGACTCTTCTATGGAACTGATTACTGTCTTTCCTAACTTAGGATCTTTTGCCCTATCTAAAAGATCCTGTAATTCAGATTTCATCTTAGATGTCAATGGTTTATATGGTTTACCGTTTTCATCAGAAGCAGCAATGGATTCCCCATATTTACGTTCAAGCAAAACATCTAATTTTTTTTCTTGAACATTACTTAATCCAAACTTGCCGCTCATAAATTTACTTGAAGATGAGGCGTGTACAAAAACATCCATTTCAGAGATATCTTCAGTATAAGATCCATCTTTTATTTCAGATGACTTAGGTTCCTTTGCTTCTAGTTCAATAAAAACATCATCCATTCCACCATCAAAACCAAGACCATCAATATTGTCCATCCAACTTAATTCTTTATTATTGTCCATATACTTCGTCTTTAGAGTTATTTAATTCGCTTCCAAAAATTCTACCAATTTTCTTAATTGCATTAGAAAAAGCAAATCCCATTGCCGCTGGTGTAACCTTGTGCAGACCTGTTGCATTTATTCTTTCAAAGTCAATAGCACTTCTTGCGCCTCCAATTTGTTCTTTTGTTACCTTATCATATAAGGGCTTCTCAAGCTGTATTGGTGCAGCACCTACTCCACAATAAGACATCCACCCAAAGAAAGGATGCAATACCTTCACCTCTACGCTAACTACTATACTATTGCCAAGTATCTTAGGCTCTCCTTGTTGAATTACTTGATGCGCTGGGAATAATTCTCTTAATAAAGATTCCCCAACTCTAATTGGAACGTACTTAATCTTCTGACCAAACGACTTTTCTTTTATCCACTCTGGCTTTGGAGGGTGAGCTATAAGTGATTTAAGTTCTTCATTTGTATTGTATTTAGCAATCATTTCAACGCTGCCATCTTCGTTTGTTATTTTCCTCTGAGGAAACAACTCATAAGGCACTACTTGCCCTCTATATTCTTTTAATTCCATATTACTTTACGTTTTTTAATAGTTCAAGATTATGTGTTACAATTGACTCAAGTTCTTCCACCTTAGTACAAAATTCTTTTACACCAAGATCTACCATAAGTAGATATACTTGATTTTTGTGTATAAGACCATCAGATATACTGTCGTATGCAACCTTGTATCTGTCACAAAAACTTAAAAGACCTTTTGGCATTAGGATTGTCATTCTTTTAGACTCGCCTTCTTTAAAATTACTCATTCTTAATTCACTCATTATATATAATTGTTTAGTTAAATAATAGAACTCAAATATACGAATTAATTATTCTTTATTGCAAGTTTTTATTAAATACTTATAAAATAAAATAAAAAAACCACCTACTGAATTAACAGTAAGTGGTAAAAATGGAAATTAAAACATCAATTTATTTTGTAGGATCGTAGTCTTCAGGCACTATTTCTTCTAGCTGCTCTATTGCCAATTTTAAGTTTGGTATTGCTACTTCCAATATCTCATTCTGTGCATCTCTCATTTTTGGAATCCTTTTTTCTAAGTCATTCCAACTTTCCTGCTGTTTGTCTAGTGCATTCTTAAAATCATTCAAGTGAGAATGTGCCGTTCTTAATGCTACATCTTTATTCTTTCCCTCCCACCTGGTTTCAGTTGTTGCTCCATCCTCTTTCCTGTACGAACTAATTATTAAGTCGTAAGTTTCGTCTTTGTTTTCTTTAAAAGATACTGATATCATTGTTTTTTAATTTCGTTATTAAAGAACAAATATACAAAAAGTATTGCAATAAAGCTATAATTAAGCCTACTACAATACTTTTTGTAAATATTTTAAGACTCCTCTACTTCGTGTCTTTCTGGATTCTTTGTAAATCCATAAATAGCAAGTGCAAAACCCACTAAAGTTTCTACTGCTGCCCAGATACTATCCAAGTTTTGATTAGCAAAATCAAAAATGTCTACAAAGTTGTCTAATCCAAACAAAGTTAGTACTGTACCAACTGCTGTAAGAATGTGTCTAATTGCTGATCTTGTCATGTGTTTGTTTATTTAAAAATTATAAAAAATTATTTATTTGCTTTTGCCACCTTTTTTTCGTCTCTTCTTTTTATTCTTCTTTCTATTTTACGTTTTCCTGCTTTAGCTTCCTTTAATTGCTGCGACAACATTTCAACTTCTTGATTATACATTTCCAAATCTTCTTCAAGTTGATTGTTCTTAGAATTGTAAATTAAATCCAAGCTATCTTTTATCTCTTCAGCTTTTTCTTTTATCATGCCATCATAGACAATCACAATAGAATAAGCATCAGAAGTTTCTGTAAACTTAACTTCATATAGCGAGTCTTTTTGTATTATTTTAGTATCCCATTGCGCTGCCAAATTTGAACTATACAGACCTAAGATTATTGCAAGTAATTTAATTTTATTCATTTGTTTGTTTATTTAATTGTTACTTAATACTATCCAATAGTCACCACCTTCGTAGTATACTAACCTTATTGTATCGTCATCTAATACGTCTACTGTTAATGATAACGTGCCTTCTATGTCTCCTGTTAATTGTCTTGTACCTCCCGACCTATTAATAAGAGTTAATACATCTCCATCGTGTTGCTGAGACGTAGTCCATCCTGAAGGTGGGAAAGTAAATGCACCAAAAGACCCATATGCAGTACCTGCCAAAAGCACCTGACGTTCATCGCTCCATAAACCTAATGTTGTAGTTATCCTTCCTACGTTATCCGCTTGACCCCATACTGCATCCCCATTACCATCACTAGAGTACAGTATCCTGCCCTCATCCTCGTCTCCTACTCTTATCCTTATTCCTTCATTTTCTATGGCATAAAAGCCATCGGCAGTAGTAGAATTTACATTTGCATTTATTGCTACATATTTATCTCCATTAATTAGACCGTCATCGCTTACAATTAATCCAGCATTGGTTACAGTTCCAGCAGCTATACTTAATTTTCCATCAACATCTATTAATCTATTTACTCCATCTAATATGTTTTGATTAGAATTACTTATAGATAAACTATCAGTTTCAACAATCTGTCCAGTATCGTCAAATGCTGCACCTTTTGTAGCAATACCGCCAATACGATCTGTTACTGTTAGGCTTCCGTTAACTTTCAATACCGCATTATCAAACTCTCCATATATTAGAGGATTATCTTGAATCATCCCAATGGCTAACCTGAAAGCCGCTGCACCTTCTGACCCTATAGAGTAACCCTGTCTAAATCCTAGCAATATAGTATTGTTCAGTGCCACTGTAGGAAGTTTACCATTCTCGAATCCTATCATAGTAGAGTGACTAAGTGTTCCTGTAGTTGTGTATCCATTCCTAGATCCTATCAGTGTCGTAGAAGTAATAGCTCCTGCTGAGTTATAAGCATTTTCTAATCCTGCTATAAATGAGAAGTCTAAATTGGCTGCTCCTAAGAATACATTTCTATAACCTGCTAAAAATGAGTAATCAGAGTCGAATGCAGCCTTTGCGTTCTCTCTGCCTACCATAAAATTGTAGTTGGTTGCTGCTGCACTAGAGTGCAAGTTCTGAAGACCATTATAAAATGAATAACCTGCTTGACTTGCAGACTCTGCGTTCTCTCTTCCGT